CCGCAATCTTGGACACACATCTCACGATTGCCGTGTGACTTTTGCTACTCGCTACAAGAAGCAAGACCCTATCATGCTGAAGCTGATTATGGGACACAAGATTAAAGACATTACCAAGGCGGTATACACAAAATATACTGTCGAAGAATTGAGGGAGTATATAGAAAAGGTGTCCTTTTAATGGGACACCTTTGGTGGCTACTCGGTGGCTACCACTCGACACCCCACAATACTACCGAATCCGCAAACCCTTGGTATTACTGAAAAGTATTGATTTACAAGGTGTCAAAAATCATCGATTTTGTAATTGATATACTATTTTAACCCTTATTTTTCAAGGGTTCGTAAGGTTTTTGGTGGCTACATGGATGCTATAAATCCATCCTCGATTTACTCAAGGATGGATTTTAACATACAGTGAATCATTTTTCTATGAAATTATCAGTGGCATTAAAGATGTTCAAAAGGTCACTCTGCTATTAATTCCTTATGATACCAACACACCATGTGAGTCAAATGTGTATTTCTTGCCGTTGATAGTATGTGTGCCTGTGTACATATATCCGTCTTTAGTGTCAAGATAGTACCACTTGCCGTTGTCTTTTAACCATCCTGTCCACATTTCTCCAGTCTTGTGCGTTCCGTCATTTTTCGGTGTCAGATAGTACCATTTTTCGTTCACTTTCTGCCATCCTATGAGCATATCGCCATTTTTGGAGAGCAGATACCACAGACCACCATCTTTGAGCCATCCTGTCTGCATTTCGCCCTTGTCGTTCATGTAGTACCACTTGCCACCGATTTTCTGCCAACCAGTGAGCATCTCACCTTTGGCGTTCAGATAGTACCAATGACCGCCCAAGTACTGCCATCCTGTCTGCATAACACCATAGGAATCGAGATAGTACCATTTGCCGTTGACTCGTTTCCACCCTGTCTGCATTTTTCCATCTGCATCATACAGATGCCATTTCTGTTTCCATGTATATTCAACAACACCAGGATTATAGATGAAACCTCTAAAGCGATAATTACCATTTGCTCCCCAATTGCCGTTGCCTTTGTATCGTGTGGAATTCCAAAAATATGCAGATTGATAACCGCTCTCTGATGTATAAACCTGGTTTGCGTTATTGACACGTTCTACAATAGCAACGTGTCCAGCAAGAGATCCGACACCTTCCCAGCACATGATCGCTCCTGGTTTCGGTGTCTGCCCCTTCTTCAAGCCGATCTTATCAGCAACTGTCCAAAAGTCCTCTGCGTTGCAGCAAAGCTCTTTGTACTTCATTCCGCTGTTGCCTGTTTCGATATTGTAGATTTCATTAAATCTTGAACAAGCGTACCCCACGCAATTTGCGAGTACATTTGAGATTGGGTTTGTTGGGTTTCCATTAATGCACCAACTCAAACCACCATTCTTTGCATTGTTATAAAGGTTACTCCATGTTGTCGGTGCTGATGTCCTCACACTGAACATTCTCAATTACCCCCTCTTCTACAAGATTACGGATGTCATCTGTGTTCAATTCCGTTTGAAGATTATCCATAGTTTCCATGTTAGTTCTCCTTATTCGGTAGTTCTGCTAATTTATCTTTTAAGTAGTCAATCGTGCCATTCCCACCGCCATTGTGATACGGCTGATAGAGATAGTGCATCCAATCTTCATATTCATTAACAGAAACCCAACCACGCTTGATGTAGGTTTCTGCGAGGATCTTTGTGCGGTCATATAGACTCCCAAGACACATAGCCTTAATGATCTTCGTTTCTTCTTTGAGTTCGTTGATTGCTTGTGTATTTGCTTCTACTTGCTTCTTCATGATGTCCTTTCCGTCTTTCCTCTCCACGAAAAACTTGATGAGAGTACCGACAGAAAAGGCACTCACTAAAGTTGCTACTGCACCGATGATGGCTATTAAAGTTGTCATTCGTTTCTGTCCTCTACGTTGTTAAATGATGTTATGCTGATGCTGTTATTTTCTTTCCACTTGGAAGTCATGACCTCAAGGAACACCGCAAGCAACGTAGCCAAAGCCACGATTGTTTTGTTAACTGCATCCCCATACGGCAACCCCCATACTTCCACAAGCACAAGATAAAACGCACCTAATGCTGGAAGAAAGCGTTGTATTTTGTTAATGACATCATATGTTTTATTACTCATGTTTTGCTCCTTATTTCCATCTGCCAACGCAATAAATATTAATTGTGACAGAGGTATTACTTTGGGACGTTGGACGATAGAAATATAGAGTGCCTGTCCCACTTGTACTATAATTGTCATAGTTCGGCACAAGCCATCCTCCTCCGTTAGCTACTTGAGCCGTTATATTAACAGTTGGATTATATAAAAATGAAACTGGGTATGAGATAGAGGAAACCGAACCATAATAAAATGATCCCCATGCAGAGGTTATGTTGACACTCGAACTAACTCTTTTCCAACACTCAAGTTTTCCACTCGCCCATTTTGTGTATCCATCGTTTTGATTGTTTTGCGTTTCGATTACATAGTCTTGTATTAACCCAAAACTGTATTCCAAAGCATTAATTTTTTGGAGCAAAAGGGTATATACATTTTTAATTAAATTCTTAATATTCATTAACTTACGCTCCCTATCAAATTCCAATGACTTGCAGTCCAACTTTCCGCAGTCGTGATTTCCTGTTTTGCTTCATACACGTTGCCACCATGAGTGGCGAACTGACCTTGGAAGTATGTTGCACTTGTACTGTATGCGGATGCCATCAGACTTGCTAGTTCAAGGTACTCGCTTGCGGATAATACTCCATCGCTTAAACTGATTACTTGCTCAAAGTCTGCTGTAACCCACTCGCCCTCATGTGGCGTTGTGCATTTGTTTACCTTGCCACCATATGTGGTTAACTCGCCTACGATATAACTCTTGTGGATGCTGAAGTCGTCTGCAAGTATTTCAATGTTCGCAAACTCCGAAAAGATACCGCTCCCTGTACCTACCATGAATCGCCCTGTATCAAGAGTGATCGCTGGTTCACCATCTACAATGTTGGAATAGTTGCTCTCCCAACTTGCGTTTGTTCCTCGTCTAATTTGAATTGCCATCTTTTTCTCCCTGTTTTTTTAATACCCACTTGTTAAGATTCCACCTTTAAATGTGAGACTGTGGCTAATACCACTTGCATCGTTAAAGGTTATAGTTTTAGTCGCTCCATCATCAAGGTTCTCATAATCATCTTGATCGCCATAGGCAAACATCTTGCTGATAACCACTCTGCCCTCTAACACCCTTGCCTTTACGTCACCTTGTCCGTTGACAGAGAATTTCATATTCTCACCACTGTCAACCTCGATGACCGCATCTGTTGCGGATGTAGGTGCTTCTTGAGAGATTTTTACATCTACCGCTCTTGCATTCCCAACAGCTTGACCCATGTGGTTCTTTGCGTAGATGTAATCCATTGTGGACACTTCTCCATCGCCATTAAGGTCGTACTGTTGAATGTTAGTTGGGTCTGCCGTAGTGCCATCCAAGATAATCTGCTTAATAACAATATAATCCGATGGAACGATATAGCGATAACCATAGTTGGAACTGTTCAAAACAATCCCATCTTTATCCCATGCCCCAATCTGATTTCCAGACGCATTCAGAATCTCGATAGAACCGTTGATGTTTGCTAAACCGCCAAGAGTTAACGTACCGCCCTTGATTGTGTTTGCTGTGATCTTTTTCGTCTGAACATAATCATAGGCTGCGGTTACGGCACTCTGAATCGTTGTTGTTTGCGGATTGCTGTATTCGTTTTCTCTGTCACTTACTGTTTCTGCTCCGCACTCTACATCCATGATTCCACCTACGGAATACGACATATTCGTGAGATAGGAGATGTACAGATTACCAAGGTAATCACGAATACCGATGGAATCTCCAGCTTCATAACTTGGGTCGCCATAGATAGATGCATTATACGGACGGACTTTTGTATTGCCGACAACGGAGTAAATTGCTTTGGCAATATCATTCATGTTGTCGTAGGTAACAAGTGGATTGTTTTCAATAGCGAGGATGTATCCCTCTGTGCCAACAGTAGCGAACTCGAACTCTTCTACCGTATTCGTAACATACACACGAATGCCTGTTATCTGAATGCCCTCTGATGCCACAGTAGAACTTGCCACTTGCGAAAATACATAGTCCAAACCGAAGCCACCATCAATATCAGCAACAATGCTCCAAGGTTGCATTGTGCCACCATTGGCAGAATCTACTGTTGTCCAAGGATTGAAGCGACCGCCATCAAGAGAGTCCACATCAAACCAATTGCCAGCACTGTACCATCGGCAGATAAGTTCGCCTTGCGCGTTCATTCGTCCAAATCCGCAGTTGATTTGAAGTACCCAACTTAATACCTCTCGACAAGTAGTAGACTCGTTATATTCAAACTCGTTAACAGTAATGTCGTTAACAAGATTCCATCCACCAAACGCAACTCCGCAGTAATCGCACAATGCCTGTGCCATTGCAGATGAGAGGATAGGGAATGTGATGTCTTGTATCGCTCCATTTACTATCGTTTTCCCAAGATAGATTCTGTTCAGCTTATCCATGTTGTCATAGGCATTCGCATGAATCGTATAGCCTAAAGAAGATGGATTGTCTAATGTGAAGAATCCTCTGTTTATCCATTCTTCTGTGCCATCATCAAACAAGACACCAAACTGAACGGCAATCGTGGCAAGCCGAAAATCAAAGTCATCAAACTTACCGCTTGTGTTATTGAACGTGCATTCAAATGTATTTGTGATAACCGCTCCAATGTCAAAAGAAGAAGTGGATGAACACGCATCTGAAAGTCGTACACTGCCCATCATGAAGTCCTCATCTGTCAGATTGAGAACTGTTCCATCTGTTGCAGTGAGCGTTGCCTTGATGTGAAACACATTGTGCAATGCACTATATTCTTTCCATTTAGTTGAAGTAGTAATCATATCTCAATTAATTTAAAACTCATTTTTGAGTACCATGCTCTTACGTTGCCTTGTGAATCCGTTCCCCACATACGCACAGGAA